AATAATATACTACAAAATTTAAAGAAAATCAATAAGAAAGGGGGAGAAAAATGTCCAGAGCAGTCGAATTAAGTTTTATAATTGGAGCTACAACAACAGGAGCAATGGCTGGTTTTGCAAAAGTATCTAAAGCATTGAAGGAAGTAAAAGATAATACTGAAAATTTGGCAAGAGCTTCAACTAAATTAGAGAAAATGGATAAAGCGTCTAAGAAAATGATTGAACTGAACAAAGCATACGGTGAAGCTTCTAGAAAATTAAAAATGTTACAGGAGGCTCAGAAGAAAGCTGGAACTAGTGGGAGCTTATTTAATGAACAAATAAAAAAACAGGAACGGATTTTAAATGATTTAAATAAACAGAAAGAACGTCAAAAACATGTTTTTGAAGCGGCTAGAAGCTCTATAGAAAAAGAAGGATATGCTCTAAGAGGATATAAAGAGAGTTTAGAAAAAGTAAATAAAGAACTTAAAATAAATAACAAGTTAAAAGAAATACAGGCAATACATGAAAAAAGAATGGAAGTTCTAAATAAAGTACAGCAACATGGAGATACATTATTAAGACGAGGAGTTGTAGCTGGGGCATTAACTTTAGCACCTTTAAAAATATATATGGATGTTGAGGAATCTCAGGCGGACTTACGTAAAATTTTAGGAAAAGAAGCTGAACTTTATTATGATAAATTGGCAGAAATTTCTAAAAATTCTCCATTGTCTCAAGTTGATCTAAATGAAATCGCGGGGGCATTATCACAAGGTGGAATAAGAGGAAATGAAATTGTAAAATACACAGATATGGCTCAAAAAATGAAGGTAGCTTTTGATATGTCAACTCAAGAAGCAGGAGAATTTCTGGCAAAAACAAGAGAACAATTAAATCTTGTAGGAAAAGAAGGCACTGAACAGTTATTTTCCTACATGGATACTATAAATATGTTATCGAATAAATATCCAGTTCATGCTGCTGATTTAGCTGATATTTCATTAAGAACTGCAGGATATGCTAAAAATATAGGATTAGCAAAGGAGGCAAATTTAGGATTTGCAACTGCATTACAGTCTACTTTAAAAAGTTCAGAACAAACAAGTACTGTATTAAGTAAATTATATTCCGAATTAGCTCAGGGGGCTAATACTAAAGCCAAAGCAAGTGCATTACAATTTTTAGGAATAAATCCGAGTAGTTTAGAAAAAGAAATGGCTAAAGATGCTGAAGGAACAATCTTAAAAGTATTAGAAAGAATTAAAAATGCTAATTTAGCTGACAAAGCCGGATTAATAGGAGATATTTTTGGGAATAATGCATCCACGCAAAATGGAATAGCTGTATTAACTAATAATCTGGACGGATTAAAACAAAAATTAAATGAAGCTAAACAAGCAGTAGGAGAAAATGATAGTGTAACAGCTGAATATAATGAAAGAATAAAAACTATTTCCAGTCAGTTAAAAATAGCAAAAAATAATTTTATGTTAGGTTTAGCTGATGTGGGAGCTTCATTGGCACCATTGGCGAAAGGTTTTTTAGAAACTATAACTCCTATGTTGAAAAGATTAGCTGATTTTATAAAACAAAATCCAAAGTTGGTCAGTGGATTAATGAAAGCTATAGGTGCTTTTGCTTTATTTAATTTAGGATTAGGAGGAAGCTTAAAGTTTGGAACTCCATTTATAAAGACTGTTTTAGGGGTAGTAAATGTATTTTCTAAATTAAATGCGGCTGGAGGACTTGTGGCAGGTTTTTCTAAAGTTTTTCCTGGATTATCAAAATTTGGAAGTATATTAGCTCCTTTGGGTAAAAATTTAGTTGGTGTTTTTTCAAAAGGTGGAATATCTATATTAAAGTTGCTTAATCCTGTAAATGCAATCAAAATGGCATTTGGAGGACTAAAATTAGGAGCTGCATCGTCTGTTAATATTTTAAAATTACTGTTTAATCCTTTTAAACTTTTAAAAAGTGCAATTGGAATAATAAAAAGTGTAGGATTAGCAATAAAATTAGCTTTTATGGCAAATCCAATAGGATTTTTAATTGGAGCTATAGCTGGGTTAATTGCAATATTTGTAATTCTGTATACTAAATCTACATGGTTTAGAAATGGAGTAAATAATGCCATCAAACAGATAATGCCACATGTTAAGGAACTTGGAAGATTGATTAAACAGGGAATAGGACAGGCTATAAGCTGGGTTTCTAGTAAAATGAAACAGGCAGGACCTCATATGAGGAATGTTTGGAACAGTTTGAAGCCAGTTTTATCTGTAATAGGAACTATACTAAAAGTAATTATTGTAGTTGCTATAAGATTAGTAATATCCACAATAAAGGCATTAATGGCGAACTTTAAATTTCTTGCAACAGTAGCTGGTGGAGTATTTAAAATGATAAGCAGTTCCATGAAGATGGCGATAGGAATCTGGAAGGGAATTTTTAAATTATTTGTAGCTTTTTTTACTGGAAAATGGAATGAAATTCCTGGAATTGTTTCAGGTGTATGGGAAAGTGTGAAATCTGGAATAAGTGGATTTGTTGAAGGTGCTAAAGGAATTTTAAAAGGCTTATTTGACTGGTTTGGAACTCAATGGGGTAATATAAAGAAAATGGCAGGAGATTTAGGAAGTGCATTAAATCCTGCAAACTGGGGTGGAAAAGTTCCTGGCAAATATACTGGGACTAACTATTGGGAAGGTGGTCTAGTAAGAGTAGCTGAGCGTGGAGCCGAAATGATTAAAATTCCAGGACAGTCTCCATTTATTGCACAGAGCGAAATGCTGATGAACTTGCCGAAGGGTACTGAAATACTCAATGCTTCTAGGACGAAAAATACACTAAGGGAAAGAGTAAATAGAATAAAAGAAAGAGCGTCTAGTTTGGGAAGTGGCGGTTCAACTGTTATTGGTGGAGACACTATAAATATCACAATTAATGCTGGAAGTAATTCTAATGCAAATGATATAGCAAGAGAGGTTAAAAGAATTCTAGCTGAAATGAAAAATAAGAAGGAAAGGGTGGCGTTTGGATAATGAAGACAAGAGTTTACAGAACTATCAGTGGGGACACGTGGGATTTAATAGCTTATAAAGTCTATGGAAATGAAAAATACTTTCATAGGCTCATAAGAAATAATCTTAATTTGATAGATATATCAATATTCCCTGCGGATATTCCTATCATTATCCCTGAATTTATTGAAGAACTGGAACAGGAAATTCAGGAAAATAAACTGCCACCTTGGAAAAGAGGTAAATAATGCTGGCTAGAGGAATAAAGGTAATAGTGATATTTAACGGAGTGGATATATCTGAAGATATATCACATTCCATTTCTGCTCTTAATTATACTGACAATTCTAAAAATGCCATAGATGACCTTGAGCTGGAACTGGAAAACATGGATTATCGTTGGTTAAAAGAATGGTATCCGGACGAAAATGCTCAGTTAATAGTTGGAATATATGAGGATAATGGAAAAGACGGAAGTTTTTTGGATATAGGAACATTCTATATTGATGAGCCAACATTTGATAATGACAGGTTAAATTTAAAATGTATAGCTATCCCGTTAGATGGAAATATACGTGATCAGAAAAATACTAAAGCTTGGGAAATGATTACATTAAAAGAATTGGTAACACAGATTGCAGCACAGCATGAAATGAATGTAGAAATTCATGCAGATAATGAATACTATAAAAGGCTTGATCAGGAGAATGAAACTGATTTAGCTTTCATAGACAGAGTTATCAAAGAAACTGGACTGAGTATGAAAATATCTGATGACACAATAATAATATTTGATGATGATGCGATAAAGGACAGTGAGCCAATTGAAAAATTTAATATACGAGATAGTAGAATCCGTAGTTTTAGTTTGAAGAAAAAAAATAAGGGAATATACGACAAAGTGGAAGTTTCATATTACGATCCTGACAAGAAAAAGTTAATCAGAGAAACAATGACTAAAGAGGAGCTTGAAAAACGGAACGAGGTGAAAACGGATGCCTGATATTACTTATAAAAAAGCTAAAGCAAAACTCAAAGAAAAAGCGGATAAAAAAGAAAAAAGAAGTAAAAAAGAAAAGGTACAAAAAATAAAAACTAAAGGTAAGTCGGAACCGAAGAAAGTGGCCAAAAAAACTTTAAAGGAAAATTTAAAACAGGAATATCAAGTAACTTTAACAGTTGATGGAAGTACTAAATATATGGCTGGAATGATAATTGAGCTAGACGAAAGCTGGGGTAAATTTGAGGGTAAATATGTGATTGATAAAGTAAAACATAGCATCACAGGAGACTATTCGTGTGAGCTTGAATGCATGAAAGTCGGAGCTAGGGAAAATGCTGAAAAGAATGCTAAAGCTCAGACAAAAGAAGAACAAAAGAAAAAAGAAGCAGAAAAAGAAAGAAAAAAAGCTGCTAAAAAATCTAGTAAAAATAATAAGAAAAGTAACAGTAATAAGAACAGTAAAAATAATAAGTCAAGCAACAAATCAAGCAGTAAAAATAAGCCTATAAACAGAAAAATGAGCAGGTAAAAGTGACAAAAAGAAAGGAGCGTAACGATGTTAGAAATATTAAAAGCAGGAGAAGTAAGTGCAATAGATTATAAGACAGGAAAAGTAAGAGTTTTATTTTCTGCTGGTGACAATAAAACAAGTGACTGGCTTAACATTTTAGTTCCTTTTTCTGAAAGTCATTCTGATAATTATATGCTTTCAGTTGGGCAGACAGTTTACTGTTTATTTTTTCCAGAAATGATGGAACAGGGAGTAGTGCTTGGATGTCCAATGCGGAATAGTTCTGCTAATGAAAATGAAGTAAAAAGGACTTTCAGTGATGGTGGATTTTACAGCTATGACAATGGAGTGCTGACATTGAATCCGGTTTCAAAAGTTGTTATTAATGCTAATACTGAAATCAATGGAAATCTAACTGTATCCGGAACAACTGTAACAGGAGGAAGTATTAATTTAAATATTCATAAACATGATGGAGTTACTGCCGGCGGAGATAAGACAGGAGGTCCGCAATGATAGGAAGTCTTGGAGATGTAATATTTGAAGTATCTGATAAAAAAGTATCTTCGATTAATAATGAACTGTCAAGGTCATATAAAAGCAAAATATCTGAGCATAATGCAATATATGGTCCTGGTATGGTAAGACACCAGGGAAGAGAACTGATAGAAATAAGTTTTGGAATTTCTTTAGTTTCATCATTATTACCTGAGTCCTCGCCAGCTGAAGAGCTGGATAAAATAAAAACTATGTGGGAATTTGGAGAATATGGTTATTTAACATTCGGAGGGCAGACCTTCGGGGCTTTTCCTTTTTTGATAGTAGATATGAACGAAAAAAATTCGTACTTTAATAAAAAGACATCTAGCTTTGATGTCATAAATCTGGAATTGACGCTGAAAGAATATATAGAAAATCCAAAACTGTATAATCAGATAATAGAGCAGCTAAAAGCTCAAAAGAAAGAACAGGAAAAACTGGCAGAAACAGAAATTGAAAACGTTCAGGAAGAGCAGAAAACAAAATTAGATCAATTGAAAAATAATATAAATAAGGCAACTGAGAAGATAAATAAAACATTGGAAAAAATAGAAAAGAAAAAGGATGAAATATTAGATAAACTTGAACAGATAAAAAAAGATTACAAAGTACATGAATTCATGAATCTGATAAGAGCAGGATTAATTACTGCTGATAAGATAAAAGAAATGACTGAGTACAGTAAGACTATGAAATCTGAAGCTGACAGACAGATATTACTTAATGTAATCAGAAATTATTTAGGAGGTATGTAAGATGATATATGTGACATCTGACCAGGAAATTAATTATGCTCCTAAGAATACTGTAGAAGAGGTAGTAACTAATGTTGGAATGCTTTTAAGAGTGTACAAAGAGGAACAGCCACTCAACAGGGATTTTAGCTTTGATAGTGACTTGATAGATAAAAATATAACAGTTGTGGAAAATAAGATAATGGCTCAGTTGCTTGAAACATTCAGAAAGTATGAGCCACGAGCTTTACTTAAAACTACACAGATAACAATGAAAGACAAATACAAAAATGAGTTTGAAATTACACTGGGAATCGAGGTGATAGAGATTGAGTGATTTTGAAGATTATGAAGTAATAGATTCGGATGCTTGGGAAATAAAAAGGGATATGATAGACAAGTTTCAGGAACTTAGTGGAAGAACGTTGACTGAAGCAAGTCCAGAAACTCTAATATTTGGAACTGTGGCGTATCAGTTAGCATTGCTTGAAGAAAAGTATAACGATGATATTAAGCAGAACTATCTGAGATATGCAAGAAATGAAAGGCTTGACCTGAAAGGAGAAATCTACGGGAACAGAGGGAAAAGGCTGGTAGAGCAACCAGCAATAGCAACATTTAGATTTTATATATCTTCGATACAGGCAACTGATATCGTTATCCCGAAAGGTTCAAGAATCAGATATAATGAACTTTATTTCGAAACAAACGAGGAATACAAAATATTGAAAGGAAATCTGTCAGTGGACGGAAAAGCTACATGCAATAAAGTGGGAACAGTTGGGAATGGGATTCCTGTCGGACAAATAAAGGATATGGTGGACATTTATCCGAATTATTCAAAAGTAGAAAACATTACTGAAAGCAATTCGGGAACAAATGAAGAAGTGGACGAAAGTTACAGGGAAAGAATAAGGGAAATCCCTGAAAGCTTTACTACAGCAGGGAGTTCAGGGGCATATACATTTTGGACTAAAACGGCAAGTTCTAACATTATTGACGTCAAAGTTCATTCTCCATCTGCAACTAATGTGGATGTCTATATATGGACTGATACTGGGACTGTAAGTCAGGAGCTTAAGGAAAAAGTAAAGGCGGTACTTAATGATGAAAATGTACGTCCTCTTACGGATAATGTCAATATCAAGGAGCCGAATAAAATTAGTTATGGGATAGATTTTGATTACTATATTGACAAGGATAATGAGACACTTGTAAATATTATAAAATCTAATGTTGATAAAACTATTCAGGAGTTTATCAACTGGCAGAAGGAAAAGATAGGCAAGGATATTAATCCGGACGAACTGATAAAAAGACTTAAGCTAGCTGGAGTTAAAAGAGTGGTATTAAGAAGTCCTGCATTTCAAAAATTAGATTTTAATCAGATTGGAACAAACAACGGTATAACAAGTAACTATCAGGGAGTTGAGGAGCTATGATAACTGTACAGGATTTGAAATTAACTTATATAGCTGCAAGCTCAACTCTGACTGATGAACGGACAAGATGGATTTATGAATCTATAGACTACGCAATATCAAATCAGAAGAAAAGGATTATGGATAAGTTTTTTCTGAATATTGACAAACTTACAGAAACTGAGATTGATTACCTATTATGGGAATATCATGTTGACTATGTTGGAGAAAACGCCAGTCTCGAAAATAAAAGGGAGCTTGTAAAAATAGCTGTAATAGCTCATTTCAATAAAGGAACATTAGGAAGTGTAAAGGCTATCTGTAAAATACTCTTTGGAAATGCAGAAATAAAAGAATGGTTTGAGTATAACGGAAGACCAGGCTACTTTAAAATATCCACATTTGGAGAGCTTAAAGATGAAAAGGATTATCTGAAAGTACTTGATGTAGTCAATGAATATAAGAATGAGCGTAGCTGGCTTGAAGCACTGACATTTGACAGAACTGCAGAATTTGGAAAATATATTGGCATATTTTCTGAAAAGCAGATAATTAACATCTTGAATGAACGAAACTTTGAACTGCCTTGGATGGAGCAGAATTTAAGCGAAGGAATAGTAAATGTGACAGTAAAAGAAAATACGATAGGAATAAGATAAAAAAGGAGGTAGTATGGCTAATTACATAGGTTGGATATTGACAAATAAAGGAAGGGAACTTCTTGCGAAGGCAATAAACAATGAAACAAAAATAAATGTGACAAAGTTTAAAATTGGAGCAGGATACAACACAGGAAATGACAGGGAATTAACAGATTTACTGGATAAAAGAAATGAATTTCCAGTCAACTCTTACGAAAGAAAAGAAAATGGAATAGTGGAATTTACTTTTATTGTTTCTAACAAAACTGGAAGTGGTACAAGTACAATAACGAATTCATATAAAATTTCAGAGATGGGAATTTATGCTCAAGATGATTCAGGAACAGAAATTTTATATGCTTACAATAAAGGGACTGATGGAGATTATATCCCAGTTTATAACGGCAAAAATGCGATAGACATAGTAGAGAAATGTATTATTATAATCGATCAGGCTGCTACTTTAAATGTGACAATAGACAGTTCAATGACTTACTTAACGAGAGATTCGGCAGACAGAAGATATTTGGAAATACAGGCATTGGCTAAAATTATTGGATTAGAGTACGGTGGGAACATACAAGATACAGGTGCAAAGACAACAGGGAAATTTTACTACGATAAGGCACTCAAATATTATTACGAGTGCATAGCAAATAACAGTCTGACATACAATGATGGCTCTAAATTTAGGGCTATATCTAATAAACCAATTTCAGACAGATTGGAAAATTTATACGAAATTGAAAATCAGAGAATTCAAGTTGCAAATGGCGACGTAATTTTTACAAAAAAAGGAAAAACTGTGACTGTCATGGTCAGATTGCAGAATGACGGAAATAATATTACTTTTCATGAAAATCAACAGCTATTAGAAATTCCTACAAAGTTCCGCCCTGCTTTACAAAGCCATGGACTTGAATCGGCACTTGCTTCTTCTTCACTCACTCCAGGATTTAATGGGGCAACTAGAATGCAGATAAATCCGACTAACATCACAATATGGGGAGCCCACTTAGGACGTTTCAACGTACTCAAAGGCTCAGCAACATATTTTGTGGATTAGTATTTTTTAACAATCATGTGAAAATAAAATAAAAAAATATAGGAGGTAAAAAAATGATAATTTACATTTATGACAAAAACTCTTTAGAGTTAATCGCACAGCCGATGACTTTAGGAGTTGAAAAATTTAAAGAAAATCCTAACTTGTTTTTCCCGGATTGGAATTCGGAAACGATGACTTTTTCGACATCGTTGCTTATAAATCCTGTCGTAGATACGGAAACAGGTGAACTAAGAGAAATGAATGAGTATGAGCAAGTAGTTGCAGAGAAACTCTTTTTAGTGGACGGAGAGTATTTAGACGAAAAAACTAAATCTGTCAAGAGAGTTGCAAAGCCAAACGAATGGTCTACATGGGATAAAACAACAAACACATGGAAAATTGACAACTCTTTACTAGAAAGTAAAAAGAATGAATTAAAAAAGAAATTATTACAGGACTTGGCAGAAGCAAAGTCTAATTATTTAAATCAGACAATAGAAATTGAAAAAGCTGGGAAGAAATACACGTTTGAAAATAACGAAAAAAACAGAAACAGACTATCACTTAAAATATCTTTGATGTGGGTGCTGGAACAGGACAAAATAGAAAAAGTGAAAGCACAAAACGGAAAAGGTTTAGTTGAATTTATTGAGTTAAGCAAAGCAGAATTAAAAGTTTTAGCTGGAAAAATACAGGACATTATAGAAGTTGCAGATATAGCTGAACAAACAGCCGTAACAGGACTGGAAAGATACACGATTGAGCAGTTGTTAGAGCTTGATGTAAATGACTTTTTTAAAAATTAAGAAAGGAAGTGATATAAATGGATAGATTTCAAAAAATCTTTGATTATTTACTTAAAGTAGAGGGTGGATACAGCAATGACAAGTACGATTCAGGAGGAAAAACAAAGTATGGAATAATTGAGGTTGAAGCTCGTAGATATGGCTATAAAGGTCATATGAGAGATATGCCGATTGAAATTGCACGTGATATATATGACAAAAAATATTATCACGGAAATAGGCTTAATGAAGTAGTCAACGACAAGATAGCATTATCCATCTGCGATTGGATTGTTAATAGCGGAACTTGGGGTGCTAAAAAGGCACAGCAGGCTCTTAATATTATTAATAATTCTAATCTAGTTGTAGATGGTAAGATTGGGAATCAGACATTATTTGCTTTAAATCATGTAGAGGCTGAGAAGTTCTTACAAGTCTATCATGATTTACAACGTAGATTTTATCGTAGCATTGTTGCAAATAGACCAACGCAGAGATTTTTTTTGGGAGGATGGCTGAACAGGGTAGATAGAAAAGAAAAATTTCTGAAAGAAAACTTTTAAACTTTAATATTTTAGTTTTAAGCGATTTAAAAAGGAATTAGGTATAAAAACTCGAAGAAATAAAAAGAATTAAAATTTAAGCCATTTTTGTGGCTCAAAATACAAATAAAATAAATAAGACAAAGGAGATGTTAAAAATGAAAGAATTTTTATTACAAATGGCAAACGGAGCAGGACAAAATGTTTTGAATTTAATCGGAGTAACGGCTGGAACTTATTTAGTGACAATTTTAGGAAAAGGGTTTATCAAATTTTATAAATTTTTGATAAATAGAAAAGTTGTAAGGCTTGTCACAAAGTTTATTCCGCAAGGGATTGCTTTTGGAGATATCCTTAAAGGCACAAAACCGAATCATGAAGTATTATTCCAAGCTGTTTTAAGAGTGCAGAACTTAGTCTTGAAAGCATTTCCTCCACGGTTAAGACCGACTGTTGACAGATTGATTGATGAACATGCAATAGCAAGAGAAATTGAAAGAGCATTAAATGAAGACAAAATAGTGGGTTTAGCAAAAGCTCCAGTAGTGGAAGAATAGTAGAAAAACTGGAGCAGAAAACAGAAGAAATGATTGAAAAGACAACGGATAAGGTAGTAGATAAAACTGTGGAAAAAGTAGTGGAGAGTGGCAAATTCTCCGCTACTGATAATAAGCTAAATTTTAATATCATAGATTATAAAAGGGATTATTCCCGGTCTAACATTTATGCTGATATTAATTACCGGGATAATTTTCGAGGAGATAAGGAGCTTATAGCAAGGGCAGGATTTATTTATTATTTAAAGTAGGGGGCAACTGTGGGAATAGATTTTAATACCGTAAAAAATATAACAGAACTCGGAATAATGGCAATTATAAGCAGTATTTATATAGCACAGCAAAAAAAGTTATTCGAGCAACAGGAAAAAGTAATATCTGTTTTAGCAAAATTAGAAAATCAGCTTAACAATGACCATCTAAGAGGGAAAGGGCTTGAAATAGCCCTTATTCTCAAAATACAGGATATAAGATGGTCTGTACAGAAAAGAGTAATAAAATATATAAAAAACAATCACATAAAAGAGAATTGGATTGTTATAAATAAAGAAATAGAAACTTTTTTCAATGTAAAATTAATTGATTTTGAAACAGATATGCACGATATAATCGATGATACAACTTTTAAAATTGTATATGATATACTGAAAAAAGAGTTTGTCGAAACAAAAAAAATACTGATGGACGTTCTATCAGATTTAAAAGAAGATGGAACAAAAGAAAAAGAATTATACGAAAGAGCGATAAGAATAGTCGAAGCTCATATGCAGACAATAGAAAATGAACTTGTTGCACAGATAAAAGAGTTATTGAATTAGGGTACTTTATGTATCCTAATTTTTTTAAAAATACGGTATTTATATATATTATGAAATGCTTATTTTATAAGGGTTACAAGTAATTATAATAGGGGTATTTTCAGGTATATTTTTTGCAGAAATTACCATTATTTTTAAATTTTGAAAAAAA